AAGAAGATTGAAGAACGTGCTGAATCAGTAACAAGATGTTATGATGATTTAATTGAAATGGGTTACAAGTATCAATTGACACCTGATAAAGTTGATATGTATGAATTAAAGAAAAGATTATGGAAGGCTTTAGTTACAGTAAATATATTAGAGGGTTTGAGATTTTATGTATCGTTTGCTTGTAGTTTTGCTTTTGGTGAATTAAAATTATTAGAAGGTTCAGCAAAGATTATTTCTTTTATTGCTCGAGATGAAAGTCAACACTTGGCAGTATCACAAAGAATTATTAATAACTATAAAGACATAGAGAACGATAAGATGATGTTAAAGATAATTAAAGATACAGAAAAAGAAGTTTATAAGATGTATGATGATGCTGTTGTATCAGAAAAACAATGGGCAACTTATTTGTTTTCACAAGGTTCAATGATAGGATTATCTGAAAAACTTTTACACCAGTTTGTAGAGTATATGGCCAATAGACGTATGAAGGCCATTGGTTTAGATCCTGTTTATGATACAAAAATAAATCCATTACCTTGGGTAGATCATTGGTTGAATAGTAGATCAATGCAAAATGCTCCACAAGAAACAGAAATCGAAAGTTATATAATTGGTGGTATTCAACAAGACGTTAAAAAAGATCAATTTAAAAAGTTTAAATTATAATGATTACTAAAAAAACAAAAACTTGTCCTTCCTGTCAAACTAAATATGTAATAGCGTGGAACAATGAGATACACGAAATGAATCCAATTACGTGTCCATTTTGTAGCCACGAGATAGATGAGGAAGTTAGTGAACCAGATAACGACAGTTGGGATTGATTTTAGTTTAAACTCACCGGCCATTTGTGTAAGTTATGGTAGTTTTAAGTTTGAAGATTGTAAATTCTTTTATCTCACAAGTAAAAAGAAACATATTGGTAATATGATGAAGAATATATTAGGCACAGAACATACTGAATATAAAAATCCTATAGAAAGATTTGCCAATCTATCAAGTTGGGCATTAACAATCATAAACAAATTAACGAACCCACAAATTTTTATTGAAGGATATTCTTTTGGTAGTAAAGGCCAAGCTGTATTTCAAATAGCAGAAAACGGCGGCATATTAAAGTATAGATTAAAAGAATATGACTATAAGATATTAGTACCAAGTGTAATTAAAAAGTTTGCCACAGGCAAAGGTAATGCTGATAAACAAAAGATGTATGAACAGTTTACAAACGATACTGGCACAAATCTTATGAAAGTTTTTGATATACCCACACTTAACAATCCAATTACAGATATTATTGACGCTTATTATATAGCAAAGGCCGGTTATGAAAATATTAAAAGCTAAAAATTATTTATCAGAAATAAAAATACCATTACAATTATTTGATGTTCAATCTTTGATTACAATACCACCTGATAACTGGCTAGAAAATAGAGTGAAAGAGTTTGGTTACTTTGATAGTTTTGAAAAAGCAGGTATGTTATATCCTATAGTTGTAACAGATGAAACAGAACAGTGGGTCATAGACAGAATATTACCGAAAAATCCTCAACACAAAGATAAAGACAATAAACTTAAAAAAGGTTTATATGTTCATTTAGGTAACAAGCGTGCTTTATGGGCTAAAGAAAAAGGTTATGAAAAGATAGAAGGATATTTTGTTAAAGAAAGAAAAGATAAAGAATTAATAAAATCATTAACACATATTAAACATACAAGGATTCCTAAATGATTGCTTTGGTTACAGGTTCACAAGGATTAGTAGGTTCAGAAGCTGTTAAATTTTTAATTAATAAAGGTTTAGATGTTGTAGGTATTGACAATGACAGAAGAAAGTATTTTTTTGGTAAAGAAGCCAGTACAGAAAATGTTAAAAAAGAATTATTAAAATATCAACACCGTTATAAACATAAGAGTGTAGATATAAGATCATACAATGGTTTAGAAAAAATATTTAAAGAATATGGTAAGAATATAGTTTTGATTATACACGCTGCTGCTCAACCCTCACACGATTGGGCCATTAAAGAACCACATACAGACTTTAATATAAACGCTACAGGCACTTTGAATTTGTTAGAACTTACAAAGATACATTCCAATCAGGCCGTTTTTATACAAGTGTCTACAAACAAAGTTTATGGAGATACACCAAACAGATTACCTTTAAAAGAAAACGAAACAAGATATGAAATAGATAACTCTCATAATTATTATTATGGTATAGATGAAACAATGTCTATAGATAACTCAACCCACAGTTTATTTGGTGTATCTAAATGTGCTGGCGATTTATTAGCACAAGAGTATGGTAGAAATATAGGATTAAAAACAGGTATCTTTAGAGCTGGTTGTATAACTGGCCCCAACCACGCTGGTGCTGAACTTCACGGGTTTTTAAATTACTTAGTTAAAGCAAATATTGAAAAGATACCATATACAATATATGGTTACAAAGGTAAACAAGTAAGAGATAATATACATAGTTATGATTTAGTAAATTGTTTTTGGAATTTTTATGAATTACCTAAAAATGGCGAAGTATATAATATCGGTGGAGGCCGAGATAATAGTTGTTCTATATTAGAAGCAATAAGTATTATAGAAGATTTTACTAAGGTACAAATGAATTATACTATTAAAGAACAAAATAGAATAGGTGACCATCAATGGTATATTTCAAATGTCGGTAAATTATATACTCATTTTGATTGGGAAATAAAATATACACTAAGAGAAACTATAGGGGAAATAGTAGGTAGATATAAATGATTTCATTAATTTGTCCAACCAGAGGCCGTGTAGAAAACGTAAGAAGAATGATTAATGACTTTCGTAATACACAAACCAATCAAAACGAATTGTGGTTTTACATACAAGATGACGATACTTCAAAAGATGATTATATAAAATTATTTAAAGAAGTTAATCACAAAGAATATATGGTTGATAAATTTACTTTTACAGGACATATGTGGACTATATTAGCTGGCAAATGCAGAGGCGATATAATAATGTTAATGGGAGATGATGCTGGTATAGTTGCTAAAGGTTGGGACGTTAAAATGGAAGAGGCAGCTATACAATATAATAAAGATAATATATTTTTTATGGGTGTAAAAGATGAAAGAGGCAAACATCCTTTTCCAGCTATGAGTAGAACAGTATTTAATCTATTAGGTTTCTTTTATGCTCCTCAATTTTTACACAGATATGGAGATACATACTTAGTAAAATTAGGTCAAACTATAGGCCGTTTTATAGTAGTAGATGTATTGTTTAGACATCCTAAAGGTGATTATGCTGAAGACACTACTGGTAAAAAATCAAGACAATGGACTTGGTTTGATAAACATTCTTGGGAAAAGAGTGATAGATATTTTAAAGCAGACGTTGAATTATTAAGGAGTAATCTAAAAGAATAATATGTGTGCTATTCACGGTATATTTTGGCCTTCAAAAGAGGCTATGTCAAAGATGATAGAACAGGCACATCATAGGGGGCCTGATGGTAATTGCCAATGGAATGATGAACATATTACATTAGGCCATAATCTATTGTCAATAGTAGATGAAGTAAAGGCCTCTTTACAACCTTGGTTTCACAATGATTATGTATTAATCTATAATGGAGAAATATATAACTATAAAGAATTACAATCAACAATAAATCATTCATTTAAAACTAACACAGATACAGAAGTATTGGTGGCTGGTATAGAACAATATGGTAAAAGTTTTATACACAAGTTAGATGGTATGTTTGCCTTTGCTTGTTATAATAAGAAAACTAAAAAATTAATTATAGCAAGAGATAGTAATGGTGCTAAACCTTTTTATTATGGTAATTTTAATAATAGATTTGTTTTTTCATCAGAAATAAAAAGTATATTATCATTAGGATTTCCACGTAAAGTTTCTAAAGAAGGATTCAAACATTATTATCATTCAGGTTTAGTCGCTGGTTACTTAACTATGTTTGAAGGAATTAATAAATTAGTGCCTGGT